TTATGGCAAACAACCGCGTATATACTGAATCCGTCGTTACCCTGAACAACCAGGAAGCGACCGCCCGTCTGGATGAACTGAAGAAAAAGGCGCTGGATCTCCGTGACGCCATGGCGAAGATTGCCCAGGAGAAAGGCATCAATTCCAAGGAATTCAAGGCGGCGCAGAAAGAACTGATGGCCACGGAGAAATCCATCAACGCCATCAACACCGATATGCAGCGATTTGAAAAGACGCTGAACAACCTGAACGGTTCCAACCTCAATGAACTTCAGGCAGCCGCCCGCAAGCTGTACAACCAGATGCGCAAACTGAAGCCCGGTACTGACGAATTCGTGGCTGCATCCAAGAAACTGAAGGAGGTACGTGCCCGCATGAAGGAGATTGAAGGCGCTGCCGGCCAGACGCAGAAGATGTTCGGTGGATTCTTCAAGAAAATCGGATGGGCTGGCCTCCTGACCGGTGCCCTTGCTTCCTTCAAGAAATTTGTTTCCGATATGATTGCCGAAACGCAGCTTATTGGTGACAAATGGAGGGTTGAAACGGCTGGATGGAAATCCGCGTATGGTTCTTTCATAGCGGATCTTTCATCCGGTAAGGGCTGGAACGAGATGGTTCAGCGCATGAAGGATGCCTATGCCAATGGTAAGAAGGTGGCCGCAATGCTTGATGAAATCTTCGAGCGCAACAATTCCGCCTTGCTGCAGGAATCCGAACTGAACCTGGAAGCCGAAAAGCAGAAGAAAATCTACATGGATGCGACCAAATCCGCCAAAGAAAGGATTGCCGCTGCCGAAGAATACGACCGTATCCAGAAACAGATTGCCGAGAACCGGAAGGTTGTTGCCCAGGAAGAGTTGGATGCGTATAAACTCCAGCTTCAGACCCGCACAGAACTATCCGACCAGGAACTGGATCTCTTCATCCGGGACTATAATAACAACAAGGACCTGATTGACCAGGCGAATGAATATAAGAAAGAGCTTGCCGCCAAAAAACAGATGGTGGAAGCCCTGTATAACACGATGACATCCGGCGAAGGCCGTGCCTATGATTCCGTGAAAGTCCGCTATGATGAAGCCGTCGCATCTTTGAATGATTTCGTGGCCGCTACGGACAAATCCGTTGTCCACTGGGCTGACATGGTTGATAAATACAACCTTGGTAACGACGAAATGGTAAAGAACTACGTCCAGGCCCGTCAGAAGGTTGTGGATGCCGATACCAACTACGAACGTGCCACGCAGCGCAGCAACAAACAGGCCGCAACTATCCGGAAACAGCTATCCGAGGACGCCCAGAAGGCCGTGAACGATGCCTACAAAAAGGATATTGACGCTTCAAACGCCCGGTACCAGGAACTTCAGAATCAGGCCAAACAGGCCTATCTGGACGGTGAATCTTCATACGAACAGTACCAACAGCGCCTGGAGGATCTGAACCGGCAATCCCTTGAAGAAAGGACCGCCATTGCCGAAAAGCATAAGCAATCCACCATTGAATTCCAGACGCAGATCCTGGATCTGGCAGTGAAGGACAAACAGAAGCTGGAAAAGCTGATGGATGACCTTCAGAAAGATGCCCAGAAGGCCATGGATGATGCCATGGCTGAACTGGATAAGGAAGTGGAAGCCTTCATGGCCGAGCTGGATAAGGAGAATGAAGAGCAGCTACAAAAATGGCAGGAACTGTGTGAACGTGCGGAAGAAATCCGCCGCGAGAATTCGCCAATCTATGCCATAAAGGAAGAGATGGCGGAAGAACTGTCCGCCCTGGAAGAGCTTCATAAGAATGGACTACTATCCGAAAAGGACTACCAGGATGCACGTGTCAAGATTATTGCCAAGTACGCATCCAAGGCCGGTGATATCTACGGGGAATACCTGGATAAAGCTTCAGACCTTGCGAATGCGCTTCAGGAAGCGGATTCGGCCCGCCTGGATGCCCAGATGCAGGCTGAACTGACCGCCGCCGGTGATAATGCCGAAAAGCGCCAGCAGATTGAAGAGGAATACGAAAAGAAGCAGCTGGATCTGAAGAAGAAATATGCCGACGTGGATATGGCCATTAACATCGCCAAGACGGTGGCCAATGGCGCCGTGGCCGCCGTGAAGGCTGTGGCAGACCTGGGACCCGTCGCCGGTGGCATCATGGCCGCCATCATCGCTGCAACGACCGTGGCAGAGGTGGCCGCCATCGTGGCCCAGCGCAATGCCATCAAGAATGCCTCCGTAGCTTCATCCGGTTCCGCCAATACCCAGGTTGGAAAAAGAACCGTGGCCGAATTTTCTGAAGGTGGCTATACCGAGCGCAGCGCAAACGACTATCAGGAAGTTGGAGTTGTACACGCCAATGAATGGGTGGCTCCCGCCGCTATGGTCCGCGCCAATCCGGTGATGTTCGCATCCTTGGAACAGATGCGCCAAAGCGGACAGTACCGTTCCGGTGTGGCAGGATTCGCAGACGGTGGCCAGGCAGGCACCAATGCGCCGGCATCCGTGGGCACTGTAGATAACGAACTCCTTCAGCGGGTATATGATATCATGGCAAAGCTGGAAGCATCACTCCCCCTGAAGGCCTATACCGTGCTTTCTGATATCAATGCCAAACAGGAACTGGAGAATACCGTTAAATCCGTGGTTGGGAAATGAAACTGATTGTAGATAAAGGTGAACTGAATCTCCCTGAAGATTTCAGTTTCGAGATTGAACAGAACAGCGCCTTCTTCTCTGATGATGGCGCCGCATCCGTGGCAGCTACTATCCCGGCCACGCCGGAAGATCTGGCCAAACTGGATAATCCTACAAGGATAGCCAGGAACACGCGCTTTGTGAATCTGTTCCCGGCCATCCTTTCACACGGTGTATTCCAGAAGAAAGGAAATCTGGTGGTAACGTCCGCATCAAAGGATGGAATCACCTGTGCCATGGCCCTGGAAGATTCGGAATTCTATTCGCAGTGGAAAGACAAGAACCTGAAGGAACTGTTCAAGGATTCCAAGCTGTGGGCCAATGACAGGAATTCCGTCGCAGATCTTTATTCATCTCTGAACACAATCTACAAGCAGCCAAGCCTATCCAATACGGTGTGCCTCTTCCCGGTGGCCGTGAATTACAACCAGGAATCCGATTCATACCTGATCAATAACGAGCCGATGAACCAGTATGGAGAGGTGGAAGGCGTGTATTCACTTGTGTGGGAAGGCCGTACAGTCATGGAAGGTGATGATAAGGTTGGTGTACCGGACGGATACGGAATCGCCCCATTCTTCTACCTGAAAGCATTTCTCAACAAGATGTTCCAGCTGTGTGGTTATACCATCGGAACGAACTGTTTTGCCACCAACAGCAAGCTATCCAGTTTGATTCTGGTTCACAACTGTTCCGACGTGATATGCAAGGGTAAGAACGTCTATCTGTACGACCTGGTTCCCAACAAGACCATATCCGAGATACTGGAATGGCTCCGGAATAAATTCTATGCCCAGATTGTGGTCTATCCTACCGAAAAGAAGGTGGATATCGTCCTATTGAATGACATCCTTGATGCCGGTTACGATATGGACCTCACTGGCCAGCTTCTGGGTAATATCGTGCATTCCTACGAACAGTCATCCCGCATAGTGCTTACACCGAACACATCTCTGGAAGGTGCGACGCCGGTGACTGAAACGGAAGAAGATATTCTGAAGAAATACGGTGCTGTGAATGAATTCGCTTCCGGAGAAAGCCAGTTCCCGCTGGATTTCTCCGGACAGCCCGTGGGCCTTCTTCTTCACATGGCCACAGGCGCATACTATGAGATATCCAGGAACTTCCGGAACCAGACGCGCTCCAAACGTGTTGGATCAAACTACTTCACATACGATCGGAAGAATTCCCAGGATGCGGAATCCATCTCATGGGATGATATCGTACCGCCCATGGTGATAGTCAATGGTATGCTCATGCCTTATATCGGCACGCGCACGCACCGAAACACTTCCTACAATGATTCCGATAAGGAAGAAGAACAGGAAATCATGGTAGTGGACTTCGCAGGCCTATCCGAGCGCCTGGAATCCGGTGGTGGGGGAGGTCGCGTGTTCGATTGGTACACACACAGCGGGCACTACTACTATGGTACCACGCAGAAGTACGACAACAAAGGACACCTCCGTGAAGGAAAATACAACCTGAATGCACCGGATATGTTCCAGGAATTCTTTGCAAGGTACAACACCATGCTCCGGAACAATATGGTGAAGGTGGAAGGC